CCTCAAGCGCGGCGGCGTCGGTGCAGAACGTCCCCGTCACTCGCCACGGGTCCGGTCCCCACTGTGCGATGAAGCACGGCGGCTGTACGGCGTCGACCGGCCAGGCATGTACGGCCCAGTGGAGCGTCGTGGTCAGTGGTTCGAGCAGAGCGACGACCGCTTCCCGTAGCTCGGTCGAGTTCACGCCAGACCCCACTGCTGCTTGTACGGCGTCAGCGTCAGCGCATGACGGGCGAACCCGTCGACCGGCGTCTTGAGGATGCCGATGTCTGCGTAGCCCACGCCACCGAACGCCGCGTCCGGTTGCTTGACCCACTCCACTCCCCGAGCGACGTTGACCTCGATCACCAGTTGCGGTGCGGGGTCGTCGAGTGGAGTGGTGCGGTCGAGCGCCTGGTCAATCTCCTGCGCTGCAGCTTCGAGCGCCAACTCGAAGGTTGGCGTGTTCTCGGGCGTGAGCGGCAGGCGAAGAGCAGCGGCGAGTTGGTCGGCGGTGGCGTAGGCCATGCAGATAGACGACTGTCAGGCGTCCGTGTCGGGTGTGTCTGTCTCCGGCTCGGACGGCTCTTCGGACGGCTCCGGTGTTTCCGGCTCCGGCTCGGGCGTTGTCTGTTCGGACATGGCGGCTGGTTCCTCCTGTAGAGCACCGACCGTGAGCGGTGCGTCGTTGGACTCGGCATCGTCGATGTTGCGGACCGTGAAGTTGACCGTTCCCGGTGCTGTCGGTGTGTAGGGAGCGGTCAGACGACCGGCATTCACGAACGTCGTCGTGAGTGCCGTGCCGTCTGCCTCGACGACCGACCCATTCTCGAAGCCCGATCCGTTCACCATGATGGTCGTCTGTCCCGCCGCGACACTGACCGTTGACGGGGTCAGTGACGTGATATGCGGACCGGGCGATGTCACCGATGTCGGGAGACTGGCGTCGTAGTACGCCGCCAGGCGGCGTGCGTCGATGCTCACGGGCCGATGCGGACTGCGCCGTTCTGCTCTGCCGGTGGCGTGTCGGAAGGACCGGCTTCCTTCGTCGTCGGTCGGTAGAAGCACATCGCCTCTGCCACTGCCACCTGGCGTCCGAGCAGTGACGGCTCCACGGCTTCGAGCACCGGGAACGAGTAGACGTATGCCTCCAGCGCCACGTCGTTGCCCATGTAGATGTTCGTGTCGGGGATCGCCGGGGTGACGATCTGCTGCAACCCCAGGGGTCCGAGGTTGAAGTCTCCGAGCGATGCCGATCCCATGGCGTTGGCTGCGCCCAGGAAGGGGAAGATCGGACGACCGGCAGCGTCGGTCAGTGAGCCGAGCATGGCCCACCCCTTGGCCCCGTAGGCGATCCACGTCGGCAGTTCGTTGGTGTTCTCGTAGACGAGGGCAGCACCGTCGAAGAGCGCACCGAGCACGACGGCAGGGTCGGTCGTGTTGGCCGGGAGCGCGACATGCGCGCCGGTCTTGTTGACCTCTGCCAGTGCCGCCGCTTCGCCTGCGTAGGCGGTGCGCTTCTGCAACTGGCTGACGATGATGTTCCAGCCCGAGGGTTGGAGCGACATCAACTGCTGCGACACGTTGAGGTAGCCGCCGACTGTCGACAGCGTCAGCGTGTCGGTCTTGACGTCGAACTTGTGCGAGGCGAGTTCGCCCTTCTCCAACGCCTGTACCGCTGCGCCGTCCTTGAAGTTGGGGTCGACGATGCGAGGACGCGTGAAGTTCAGTGCGCTCGGTGCCGGTTGGCGACCGATGGCGGTGAGGAACGGCTGCCCCTTCGGTGACAGGTCGATGACCGGACCGATGACGGGAGCGACGTACAGACCGCCGACGTCACCGGCGACCGGCGTCGTCTTGGCAGCTTCGGTGCCCATGTGCTGTGCAGCGCGCTTCATCACCGTGTCCCAACGGCGCTTCGCTTCCTGGTCGTTGGCGTCATGCGTGCTGCCGTAGTTGGCGTGCAGGCAGTCCCACATGAGTTCGCCACCGCTGCGGTACATGACTCCACCGGGAGCAGGCGGCGTCGAGTGCAGCAGCTTGTCCCGCGCTTCGGCGTCCATCGACTTGTCCTCACCGACGATGCGGATGAGTTCGTCGAGCTTGTCGATGCGGGCGTATGCCTTCTCCATGACTTCGAGGTCATCGGGGGAAGGGTCACGGGTGTTGTCGGCGGCGGTGTTCTTGAGGACGTTGACGGTGTTGAGCAGTTGGTCCCGCTCGGACAGATAGCCCTCGACGAGAGCGTGTGGCATGACGAGCCTCCGTTTGTTGGTCGGTCAGCGCGTCGGGCGATTCGGCCACGGCTCCGGGCGGTCGGCCCCGTCGACAGGGGGTTGCGGTGTCGGCACCGGCAGTCGGGTAACGGGAACGTCACCGATCAGCTAGGCGGGATGTTCGCTGATAGACGACTGTCAGGTCAAGAACCGAGTGCCAGTTGGTCGGGGAAGTGCTCGGGTGTGTTGGTCGGTGTCACGACCATGCCCGCGCACGGCGGGCAGAT